TTATTATATAAATCAATAACAAGAGCATCTGAACTAGAGAATGTTCTGACTAAATTGAGAGCCTTATTTTGAGTTTGGTTGCCGACAGTTGGGTTAGTTATTGGTCCAGTAATGGTAATCGTAGGATAGGTGGTTGCCCAACCATTATTAGAAATAGTGGTTGTGATAGTAGCCGAACCGCCGCCGTAAGTCAGGTTATAAACGCGGTTATAAATGCGCCCCGTAGGTGTGCTATATGCCATTGTGGCGGTCTGTTGGTTGCTGTTGTAATAGCGAGGGTCAGGACAGAAAAAAGTAACCTGAGAAGTAATATAACCATAAGTGTAATTAACATCTAGCGTAGTTTGGCTTCCGCGCACACGAGCGTTTATATATTGGTCGCCTGTAATGTTTGGCAACTTAAAATATAACGGAGTTGTGCCGCTTACCTGAGGCAATAAGGCTTGCTGAATAGTGTAGTAATTAGCCTGTGCCGAAGTAGCGCCTAATCCAAATGTATTAAAAATGATACTAATAGTTCTGCCCGCTAAAAAGTCTTGGCCTGAGAACATACCATCTGCGTATCCTCGGTTATCATCTTGGTTGCGGATACCAGGCAGACCCTCTAGACCATCTACGCTTAGGATTTGATAAGGCGAACCTTCACCGCCAAATGTTTGACCATTAAAAGAAAACGAATATAAGGCTGTTAATGTCATCTTGCCCTCATAGCGGCTGTATGCATATCAATTTTTGGAGTTGTAATTCGAGAACTTATATTAGCCGCGCCAATAGCACCGCTTTCCCCTGAGGCTAATTTGGTCGGGGCTGTTGGCACGACTACATTTCCAAACTTTATACTATTTACAACTGCCGTAGCAGTATCATGCGGACTCGTTAGATTTACGCCAGTAATGCTTACATTAGTTGTAGGTCCTGTAATTGAAGTTTTACTGCCACCGCCACCACCGCCACTTGCGACAATAGGCGTATAGACAGGGGCATTAGCCATAGCCGCCATAGATGCAGACATAGCCGCTAGTTGTGCCATAGCCGCCGCAATTTCAGCGATTTTAGCCTTTAATTTATCAAGTTTCTTTTGAGTTTCTTCATTTATTTTATCTATGGCTTTTTCGTATGCTTTTTGAGCCTCAATTAAAGCCTTTTGTAATTCTTCTTGTGCCTTGGCTAAACCTTTATTGAGTTCTTTTTGTGCTTCTTCGCGAGCCTTAGTTAGAGCGGCATAGGCTTCGGCAAGGGCTTTATCCTGTTCCGCCTTAGCCTCTGCCTGTGCTTCTAATAGATTCTTAGTTGCTTCGGCTAATGCTTCTTCTAATACTTTGTGAGATTCGGCAATACGCTCATCACGAACCTTTGCGGCTTCTGCCATAGCAAGATTAAATGCGGCTTGTTGAGAAACCATGTTCTCGGTAAGTTCTCTATCTACTTCATTAAGCGAAGCCTTTAAATCTACCGCTACCTGGTCATAGGCTTTGCGTAATTCTGATGTAGCAAGATTTGCGCCGTTATTCATAGATTTGGCGAGCGCGTCCATGCCAGTATCAGAGATAGTTTCTAAAGCATTAAATGTTGCTTTAATTTCTGCCTGTTGTTCAGGGCTTCCACCTTTAATCTCTTCAATTAAAGCCAGGCCAGCCTCAGGACCAGCCTTTACTACCTGCTCAATAAAGGTTTGCGAATACCCTTGTCCAGCAAGATAACCAGCGCCTTCCTGTAATTTCTTAGCGTCATCAAGTTGTTTCTTCATTACGCCTAATAACCCGCCGCCCTCTTTACCTTTCTTAAACATATCGGTAAGAGAGAATGCGGTTCCTGATGCAAATGCGCTAGTTAATCTAGCAATAGACTGTTGGACAATACCCGCTTGTTTTTCGGCGGCCTTAACTGTTAAATCAGTCTTTTTCTCAATAGCCTTAGCCTGTAAATCGGCTAATTTTTCTTGTAATTTAACTTCTAAGTCTTTAGTTTTTTCTGCGTAATCTTTGGCTATCTTTATTAGTTCCTCGGTATTACGCTTGCGGGCGGCTTTATCTGCTTCTTGATAACGCTTTTGAGCCTCAGCCATTTGTTCGTTATAGCGTTCCTTAATATTGGCTTCTTGTTCTTTATGGCGTTCGGTAGCCTCAGCAATACGCTCGTTATATTGTTCAGTAAGGTCAGCAACTCGTTCGTTATAACGCTCATGTGCTTCGGCAATTCGCTCATTACGAGTTTCTAAAGCGTCTTGCGCTTTTTCATTAGCATCTGCGATAACCTCGTTCATGTCTTTATAAACATCTTTGACATCTTTTTTAAGTTTATCTAATTTTTCTTTACGCTTTTTTTCTTCTTCTGTAAGAGCGCCAGCCGTTCCAGTTGTTCCAGATTTAGTAGTTCCACTCTTTGCGCCAGCAGAGTCAGCCGTCATAGATATATTACCCATGCCTTTGAAGCCGCTCTTTAAATCGCTCAGGTTTTTACTGGTAGTTTCTATCTTTGCTGAAATATCATCTAAGCCTTTACCGATACTTTTAGCCCAACCCATACCTGGAATCTTGCCAAGCAAAGAAAAGAACTTTCCGAATCCTTCTGCTACTTTGGCTACTATATTTAATACGCCCTGCATGGCTTTAATAACTATGCCTCTAAAAGTTTCGCTCTTTTTCCAGGCCGCGACAAACCCTGCGCCAAGTAATGCTAAAACTGTAATAATAATACCTATTGGGTTGGCTCGCATAGCCGCATTTAGTTTAAGCATTGCCGCCGCTAAACCATTTGTAGAGGCAATAGAGGCTAATTGACCGCCACGCAACAAGGTCATAGTCACAACATAAGCCTGTTGAGCCGTTTTTGTAAGCAATAAAATACCGCGATAAGCCTTAAAAGCGGCTACCGCACTTAATACAATGGTTACATAAATCTTTATTGCTTCGCCGTTTTCCTGAAAAAACTTACCAATAGCCTTGAGTATAGGTATAAGCATTTCTAATATTTTAAGCAGAGCGCGGAACGCGGGCATTAAAGCATCACCTAAGGCTACTTTCGCATCCATAAACTTTGCTTGGAGTGTTTTCATTGTGTTTGCTGTGCCTTCGGCGGTTCTTGCGTAATCGCCTTGCGACAAAATAGTGTCTTTCATAATTAAAGAATATGCGGCTTGCGATTTAATCAAAGGTGGGAGAGTGCCTTTGTATTCCCCTAATCCTAATGCCGCCGCTTCTGCCTTTAACCGCACATCATTTAATGCAACGCCAAATCTTTTGAGTGGTTCAGTTTCGCCTGATAGACCTGAGCGGAGAGCAAGAATTGCGTCATCTATACTAGTGTTATTAAACGAAGCCATATCCGAAGCAAGTTGGACTAGGTTCATAGACATTTTTTGTGCTTCGCCCTGACCCATACCAAATGCTTGGAATAGGTTGCCATAGGTTCCTGCGGCTTCTAATGCGGCTTGGTTAGAAATACCCATGTTTTCTGCCGCCGCTTCGCCAAACTTATAAACCTCTGATGCGCCTTGTCCAAAAACTACGGCTACTTTTGATACGGATTCCGCCATATTACTAGCAGCCATAACAGTATCTTTAGCAAAACCTACTAGTTGAGATGCCGCAAAAGTCGCTCCAAGCGTTGCCCCAACTGATTTTAATTTGTTCATAAAGTTAGTCATGCCAGTATCGGCTTTTTTAACATTATCGTCCATGCCTTTTATGGCATTAGTAGCGTCTGCTAACCCTTTTTTTAGTTGCGCAACATCTGCTTGAATCTCTACGAATATTGGGGGGAGTGATGAAGCCATGTTACCCCCTCATTTTTCTAGCAAACGCTTGAGTAAAGACGCGGTTAAGCGTTCCGTTCTTTCTAAGCGAATCTGCGGCTGGACCTAGGTATGGATATTTTACCCCTGATTTCCAACGAGGTGAGCCTAATTCAACAGCCCTAGCGTATTCTGCATACGCACCGACAATGGCAATATAGTTTCCAAAACCATAACGAACATCTGTACGAATACTGCGCCGTAGATTTCCAGTCACAACATTTGGTCCAGGACCAGTTCCAGGAATATGCCCTTGGCCTCGCGGGTGAACTCCTGTATTAGCATTTATTTTGGCTTGGCGTTCAATAGCCATACCAGCCATAGAGATAGCATGTTCGGCGGCATACATCATGTTCTTCTCTAATTTATCCCAACCCGCCATAACATCAGACAGGTTTCGGATAATTACAACTGCCATTAACTCTGCTCCATCTTTTTCGCTTTTATCTGGTCAATGGTAGCGCTTATCGCAAGCATCCAGTCAGCCGTATATGCGGGTAGATTATCAACTTGCTCAGGCGTCCAACCGAAACGCTCCGCCATAGCAAAGTAATAATATTCGTCATCAGGATACTCAAAGTCAGGGTATCTAGCCCCGCCCTCAAGAATCCATTTTAAGCGTTGGAGTTTTCGGTATTCGCTTTTGGGTCGTTAATGTTCTCATCATCTTCTTTAAGGTTTGGATAAAGAGCCTTTTGTGCGTCTTTAGTCTGCTCCATTAAGAAGTCATAATCAGCCATTTCTAATTCGTCAAGCGATTCAGGTTTAACTGAGGGGATAACTAAATCAAAAGACCAGTCCTCAACTAGCATGGCTATCATGGAATCACTTAGTGCCATCGCTCTAGTTAGGTCGCCGCCATTTGTTTCATCTACCGCTCTCATCAAACGCTTGCGGTCTTTGACCCTAAATGATTTTGGGTCGCGTAATGTTACTTCTGCCCCTGAGGGGAGTTTTATTTTCTTTGACATTATTTGCCTTTCCTAGTTGCCTTCCAATATCCTAGCATTAAGCGAGTAGGAGTGTGGGAGCGGGAAGGCGAGCGCTCAACCAACACCCCTACTCTAAGTTATTTATTAGGCGTAAGTTCCTGAGGCTTTGGCGTTCTTTAGAACCCATTTGATAGGGGCAAATCCGCCGCTTGAGCCAGCATCAGTTGTCTGAGCCTGTGCGTTAATATCAACCGCTACTGTAACGAAATCATTACCGCGTTCAATAACCGCCGCAACATACGCACCTTTAGTGATAGTTGCTTGTAGTTGAACTTCGTTAGCACCTGTTCCATAGTTCCAGTTAAGGACAATGGCTGGTTGAGTATTGGTTAAGAAACGAGTTAATTCGGTATCTGCTTCCATAACGAAAGTCAATTTGCCTGTAACTTCTAGGCCACCGACAAAGACTTGGTATGGATTCTGAGTGTTAGAAATGCCGTAAATAGGGGTTACGGAACGCTTTACATCAATGTTTCCCTCAGTTGTGTAAGAAACTGCTGAACCACCGATAGATACTGTGCCGCGCCATACTGGGGTTGGTAAGAGCGAAGAAAATGATGGTGTTGGAGTGCTTGTTGTTGCGGAAGCCCAACCAGTTGCTTTTGCATCATATTCAAGCATGCCATCAGCATTAAACTTTAATGAGAAATCATGAAATTGAATACCCGCATATTCACGCACATTTGCCGCATAGAAATCGGTCAATGTGTATGAAATTGGTTGTGAATCAGCGCCAGTTGCCGAAGCATTTAGCAACGAAACTGTGTGGGTATAAGGCGCGCTTGCTCCTGTGGTTGCGACAGAACCCATAATTCCTGCTATTGAATAACCAATAGTGTCGGCAAATACATGTCCACCGAAATCAAATGTGGAACGGGTGCGGCCAGGGATATAGTTGTAGTTTGTGACCATTGAACCACGAAGACCTGTGTCGTATAGTGGGTCAATAATATCTACGGGCTTTAGGCTATCCACCATTACTGGGATAAAGTCTGTTGGGGCAACAGCAGTTCCCTTAGTGGCTTCTTTCGCGATGCCTAAATAACTGCGTACGGAATTTTGAACAGCCATTTATTCACTCTCCTGCTTTCGTGTCTGACGCGGCAGACGGGTTAGTTGTTGTTGGTGTAGGTTTTGCCGCGCTACCTGCTTTGAAATCAGGGTGGCTGAAACCATCAGGCGCATCAAAAATATCGCCTGGTTTTAGAGTAATCCCAAGTGTAGGGAACACTTTTTCTTCTGTTCCTATATAAGTTAGTTTCATCATGCTCCTTAGGCTTGAATCATCTCTGTAACATCAAATTCTAGCGAAGCGAAGGTTTCCGTAGCGCCTAAATCGGATGTTGTTGGTTCTCCGTATAGAGCGTTGATAGCGGGTTCAGCACCCTGCCATACAAGCGTTCCAGTCGTATCCCCAAAGTTATGGTCGGCTCTTAACCGCTCTTTAATGCTGTCTATCAATATATCAAAATCTGCCATCGCGGCTTCTGATGTTGGTTCAACAGAATGATGAAATACCTGTAAGACAACTGTGTAATCTATTCGTTTCCAACCTGTGTGCGGACCGCCAACAGCAATACGGCTTTCGCGCTCGCTAGCAATATAGATTACGACTGCCGCCCGCGACAATTCGCCAGCAACAGCATTTACTTCAAAGTTAATTGTTTTTGGAAACGAAGTAAATATTTGGTTTAGGTGCTTAATGTTTCCATTGAGCAACCAGTTGTAGAGGGTATCACGAACGCCTACGCGACCCGCCATTAACGAATCCTTCTGTATTTATCTAACATATCAAGGGCTATCTTGATGTTTGACCCGTATAAATCAGAACCTTGAACCTGGCCTACTGGTCTTTGAGTCATGCTCATCATCATGGCGCTATCTCCACGCACTTTAAGAAATGCCGTAGTGATAAGGATACATGCTTGTTTAATTGTCTGAGGCATATTGCCAATAGCCGCGCCAGCCAAATGCGCATAAATTAAACCCGTAGTTAAAGGAATAGTAGTGCTTCCGTATGTATAAGTGCTTGCGATAGTAATAGTTTCTGATTTTGAACCATCATAAATACGATATTTCTGACCAGCAACAAAGCCTGTGCCGTCTTCTACTGTTATTGAAGTTGCCGCCGCATTAGCCGCGCCCATAATTGTGTTTGCGAAGCCAGCAACATAAGTATATTTAGCATAAATCTGTGTGTATGGGGAAGCCGCTCCGCCAAAGGCTAACGGACCTTGACTTGAATAACTGGTAGATAATTGCGATAACGGAATAATAACCTGTGAGTTTTCAAACCAAGCCGTTGATGGGTCAGTTAAAGTTTGTAGATTATTTGGGTCTGTTCCATACTGAAAACTGTTTAGAGAAATAATTGGGTTGTTATTTGGGTGCAGAGAAATGTATCCCTGCGGGGTCATACGCACACGCTGAGTTTCAGTTATCTGTGTGGCTACGAGGCTTTGATTTAGATATTCGTCCATAAATGAAGAAGCACGAAGAATCACGCGAGCAAGTTCAGCGTCTTGCGCCTCTTGGTTTCCGCCTACAACTAAATTGCTGGTCTGTTGTGAGGTTGGGGCGGCTTTATATTCCGCAACTGTAATATATGGGTTCTCTAAAAAAGTGAGGCTCGTAATACCAGTAGTCATTTATTCTCCATCTCGCGCTATGGGTGTTTCCGCTTCATGACCACAACGGCCACACTTGCGAAACCAACCATCAAAGCCACATTGTACGCAAGTAAATCCTCTGCGGTAGTCGCCTTGCGCGTAAGGATTAAGTGATGCTTCAAAATAGCCTTCACGCTTCATTAAATCTTGATGGCGTTTATTTTCAACATTATAAATGCCGCTTTTGTCGGGGTTGTATTTAGCGCCGCCGATTACTGTTTCTTTTACACCTTTATCAGGTGCTACAAATCTTCCCATCTGTTGCCTTTCCTATTAGTAGTGGGAGTGTGGTTTCAAGGCCACACCCCCATTACTTAATCAGTTATTTAGGCGTTTCGTTTGGCGCGACAATGTCAGCCGTAGAAACATTTGAGCCGTCAGGCAGTTTGGACAAGCCATGAGTTGCCTCAGGCTGGCCACATCCGCATTCTAAGCACATTAGCCGTTAACGATTCCACTTACTGCGCCGTTCCAAGCAGGAGCGGTGCAGAAGAATGTTCCACGGAAGTATGTGGAAAATTCATACGCGAACTGGGTTACTGGCCATTGAATGCCCATGTAATCCTGAACTAAGAAGTTTGCCCATACATCAGATACCTCAGTATCAGGAATTGGCAGAGTAAAGGAGAGAACTGGGGCAACACCCTGGTTTAACCATGGGTGAACCATCAAATCTACTGCTTTACCAGTTACTTCGTTCTGTAGGCCAGTTACGATAGAACCATAAGTAGTTCCACCTGCACCTGGGTCGTTAATAACTAGACGATAGTTAGCGGTTGAACCACTCTTAATTGCATCGGAAAGTTGCTTGCGGTCATTTCCGTTGAGCAATACAAGGTCAGGGTCAGCCTTAACATTCTGATACAAAGTAGCAAAAACATTTTGGAATTCAACGCCAGGATTTGCTGTGCTGAATGTGCTGTTAATTGTATTTAACGCACCTGTATTTGCTCCGAGAACAGTTGGAAGGATTCCGTCATAACCTGTTGCGTATGCAGAAGTATCTGCGGATGCGCGAGATGCGGCGGCTCCTGTTGTTGTAAAGGCGGCGTTATTACCAG